GCACGGTGCATCGTGTATCTATACTATAGTAAACTACTATGAAATCCGACTGCCCATTTGTCTTGTCGGGGGATAGGTGGTCATATTTGACCACTTTGGAAATGGGATTACTTATTTTAACTTAATTGCGATATAGCGTGCATAATATGGCAAACATAGCGAAACCAAAGGCAAAGGTTGCAGACCCATTGACGGTAGGCGGTCGTGGTCACAAATTGGACGGTAGGACGTCTGAAGCTAAGACAGTGCAACAGATTAAAGACGGGCTTACTGATACCCCTTCCAGTACTGCTAAGGCTATTCTGGTTGATCTGATAGCCCGTAACACAACGATTGAAAGGGCAATCTATCACAAGGCGTTAAATGATGGCACCCTATTTGATTCAAACGGAAAGCTGAATCCTCTGATAGATAAGCAGATGTTAAAGTTTCAGAGTGCCGGAAAAGCGGCACTGGTTGAACTCTTGAAGCTGGAAGGAAAGCAAGATCCAGAGTCTGAAGCAGATAGCCTTTTCGATGATATTTTTGACGCTGATGAAGGGTAAAATTTAGCAACACTATATTATTAATCCAGTGTGCTTAATACCTGATAATTACACAATCGTCAATGATTACAAGGGCTTCAGGAGTTCCCCAAACTGTGATTTTCGCTTAAATCCTGATTTTGGTCAACATTGGTCAACACTGAAGGTGAAAAAGGCGGTAAAAAGGGCAAAATGAGTGCTGATTCTGTAAGTGATTATCTATCGTCAACCAGAGCCGTTTTAAGGGCTTTCTCACTGTTCTGTTGCTCATTGTATCCTGTTACCATTGCGGTTGATCCTGCTTGCTCTGAGTGTGTCTCAGAGCCTATTGAATCAACTCCGGAGAAGGTGCCCGACCTCCGGAAACGAAAAAAGATTTTTGTGTGTGTATAACCACATTCCCAAATTGTAAAAATGAAAAATTGAAAATTAAACAGTAAACAATCGTCACATAGATTCTCCTTGAAGAACAGTGATCAAAGGAGTTTCTATGGACACAGATAGACCAACAAAACAGACCAAAAAGCACACAGATAGAATCAAGAAATGGCAACAAAATTCCCCGGAAGGATTCCTATCTTGGCTTGAAGATGTAAAACCTAGAGTTCTACAAAATTCACAATATGAAATCTTCATACCTACAGACGAACAACTCTATTTAATACACCAAATCCTGAAACCTTCCGAAAATGCTACTCCTACTCTTCTTGATGAACCAGTTAAGCAATTAGGTGAACGTGCTCATAATTCCAGAAAAGCACGCCCCTCCAGAAAGCCCAAATTAGCAACAGAAAAACCTAAATTACAACACTCCAATTTTCAGCATACCCTATCACTTCTTATAATGCCAAGGCGACACGGTAAGAGCACAATCTTTGCCTTGATATGCCTCTGGATAGCAACTACACGACCAAATCAAACCGTTCAGCTTTTAGGCTCTACTGAATCGCACACACGGAGAACCATGTTTTCAGTGATCAAGAAGATTATTGATCACACTCCAATATTGAAGAAGCTCATACCTGAAAAGGATTCCTATGTATTTGAATTATTTTGTAGGCGTTTGGGTTCTGTAATTCAAATGAGTCCTGGAACCAATGTGGCCACTGCATATGGCGACCGCTTCACAATCATGTGGACAAGTGATTTACATAGTGCACCGGATCTGGAAAGCTTCAATGCAATGCAAGCAGCACTCCTGGATAGTAAAGATTCACTGCTCTTGATTGATTCTAATGTGGATTCTCTAAACGGGCATGTTCATTTGATGCAACAGGAAGCGGAATCAGACCCTTCAATGTTCTGCTACCACAAAGAGTATAAGGATATTGAAGATTATTGCGAAAATGCTCCTGAATGGATCAGTAGGACCAAAGCACGGAGATTGCAAAAAACGACACTGAAAGCTGATTTTAAACGCGATATTTTGGGAAAACGGAGTTCCGCATCTAATGCTCTGTTTCCTTCTGATGTAATCGAAATGTGTAAATCACCTTATAGAATGCCGGTGGATGATATTAGAGCACTGACACAAGGTAGAGCCTATAAAGTGGGCGGTGGTCTTGATCGTTCAAAATCACTTTTAGGTATAGGTGGGGATTCTACAATCTGGACAACTGTTCTGAAAATAGCAAATCCCCATAATGAAGAACCGGAATTTTTCATCCTGAATCAGAAAAACGTCATTCCGAATACAGCTAACAACATCAAGAAAATTATACTTGCAGACCATAACAAATATAAATTGGATAATGTAGTTCTTGAAAACTTTGAAACGATGGACTTGAAAGCCTGGATAGACAATCAAAATATCCCTTGTGAATTGGTATCGCCACATAGCACAGTTCAAAATTCTGCGTTTCCTGAACTCTGTAGGATAGCCAAGGAGGGAAGGTTACACTTTCCAGAAGACAACAAAAAGTTGATTTCCGAAATGTCAACATTCAGCTACACCAAAGCTCCAAAGGGAGAAGGATACTCATTTGGGCACTCTACTAGGTCACAGCATGATGATACTGTCTTTTCTTTGTTGTGGGCGGTATTTTCGCTTAGATCCCAAATTATGAATCTGTATACATTAAATCATATACATTGTAATTCAAAAAGGCCAAACAGGCATTTATGCTTTTTGTTGAATGGAAATATGGAATTGCATTGTAGTGAAACATGTGAAGCAGCAATTGAAGTAAATGAAATGTACACTTCATTTTTAAAATATCAGCTTGACTCTGAATTGACTTTACCAGACTTCTATAAAACGCACGTTAAACTTACTGGAACCCGTATTTACCAGGCACTTTAGCTATGTATGACTCTCTAAACCCGAAATTAAATCAATCTAATGCAAAAAAAGACTTGACAAACGCAAAAACATCATGTATTATGGAAGTAAGATGTTTTGCTTGTAACAGACTTTTATTCACCGGGCACATTGAAGAAGGATTGATTCAAATAAAATGTGGGAAGTGCGGGAGATTAATAACTATCGGGGCGAATAACTCTCTGACAAGTCCTACACGGGAAAAAACTGGTTTAAAACTGATTAGATAAAAATTTAATAAAAATCCAGAGCCCATCCAAGAGGCCATTTGTACGCATCCTGCGTATGAGTGGCCTTTTTTTGTTTGTGCCCAATGGAGAAAATAATGCTCTGGAAAAGTATTGCTGAAGATGTAACACGGAAAATGTTTAGTGAAGCAGTTGAACGGGATTCACAAAATCGCAAAAATGATGTTGTTCAGAGATTGTCATATTATACAGACCAACAGGAAGACTATATTATTGAAGCACTTAAAAAACACCATGCAGATTATACCGCTTTCACTCCTGTGTTTTTTAATGTAGTGCGGAAAATCGTTAATTCCTTAAGCATGGTATATCTGCAAGACTGCCAGAGGCTTATTCTTGGAACCGAACAGGATAAGGTTATTTTCAATGAGATAGTAGAATCAAGCAATCTGAATCTGAAAATGAAAACCGCTTCCCGTTATTGTCAACTACTCAAAACGATCATACTAAGACCAGTCTGGCGACAAGGCAAATTGGATCTTGATATTATTACAGGCGATATTTTAGACGTTTCTTGTGGTGATTCTCCAGAGATTTTAGAATCCGTTTTAGTCACTCATTATCCTATCAATGGGCAATTTAAGGAAATAGAGTACAGTTTATGGAGTGCTACAAATTATACACGCCTTGATTATAAAGGCAATCCTATACACTCAGAGCCGAACCCTTATGAAGTCGTGCCCTTTGTTCCTGTTTGGGCGTCATACCCTACTTCCGGATCTTTTTGGGTTTCTGGAGGGGATGATTTGATTTCAGTCCAGAGCACAATAAACCAGAAGCTTACCGATTTAATGCTAGTACTCGAATATCAAGGTTTTGGAGTGCCCGTTCAAAAAGGTATGCCCTCCGGTGGCAGTCGCACACAGATAGGACCTAATGTAGCCATTGAAATTGAAAATCCGGAAGGGTCTTTTACCTTTGAAAAAACTAATGCACCAATTCAAGGAATTTTGAATAGTATAGACTTCCTTGTTAAAAACTTAGCCGTTTCAAATGGCCTTTCTGTTGAATCAATCAGTACTAAGCCTAGTCAAAATTCTGGAGTTGCCCGTTTAGCAGGAAATAGAGAATTACAGGAATTGAGGAAGGATCAAATCAGCTTATTCGGAAGGTATGAAAGACAACTTTTTAATATGTTCCGTATCGTCTGGAATGCTCATAATCCAGACCGTAAAATCAGCGATAATGCAGTTATTAAACTTGATTTTTTTGATCCTACTCCGGTTATGAGCCCGGATAAGCAGGCTGAATTATGGGAGAAGGAATTAGAGATGGGCACCATTTCCAGAACCGATATTCTGATGCTTAAAAATCCTGATTTGAGCAAAGAAGATGCACAAAGAAAGCTAGAAGAAATAAAGATGGAAAATTCAACCTTTAACCTTTCGCCAAGCCAAGGCGTAAAACTGGAGGAATAAGCAAATGGCAGATGAATCCGTCAACGCAGACGTTAAAAGTGAAAGCACGGAAACCGATAACGCGAATCAGGTCATAGACTACACAGACGACACCGCTGAAAAAGGTGGAAATATGATTCCGAAAAGTCGTTTTGACCAGGTACTAGAGCAAAGGAAACGCGCCACTGATGCTTTACGCACCGTCGCTGATGAAATGGTTGAAGATGTGCCTGAACAGTATCAGAGTATCATTCCAGACCTGGAGCCAGCGGCAAAAATTACTTGGATCAGAAACGCAATTAAAACGGGATTATTTAATAAAACGGTAGTCAATGGCCTTGATTCAAAACGACCATCAGGAAAACCTGTGGTTGATCTATCAAATGTAAGTATTGATGAAAAATTCAAGGCTGGATACAAAACTTAACCAGCCAACAAACAATTAATTTATTCAATGATCGTTTGTCTGTGAACCTCTCGAAGGTCGGTAGCAAAGATCAGGGAGGTTACAAAATGGCACTTTCATTGCTGGAAGCAGCAAAACTCAAAAATGATCCGCTTCAACTTGGAGTTGTGGAAACTTTTGCACGGGAAAGCGTTATTCTTGAAATGATGCCCTTTCTCGAAACTGCATCAGATGCCTATTCTTTTAACAGGGAACAGACTCTAGGTAGAGCTGATTTCCGTGCACTGAATGAAGAGTATACGGAAGAGACTGGAACCCTTGATAAGGTAACTGAGAATTTGACTATTCTTGGCGGTTTCAGCGATGTGGACCGGGTATTAGTCCGCACCTCTGGCTCTTCCCTGAATGATGTAAGAGCTATTTACGATGGGATGAAAGCAAAAGCGGTGGCCCTAAAATTCAATCGCACCTTTATAAAAGGCGATTGTGAAGCAGACCCGAAAGAGTTTGATGGGCTTCAGGTTCGCTGTGGGACCACTGGAAATCAAGCTATTAGTGCGGGAAGTACAGGCGGTGGCGATGCCTTGTCCTTAGCGGTTTTGGATGAAGCAATCGATGCAGTGGATGGCAATCCCGATTTGATAATTATGAACAAAACGATGGCACGGAGAATGAGCGCGGCCGCACGTTTGAGCACGGTTGCCGGTGATCTGAATTACTCTGTTGATCAATTTGGAATGCGTACAGTTCAATATAACGGAATTCGATTGGGAGTACTTGACCGCGACGAAGATAATAATCTTATCCTTCCCTTTACAGAATCAGGAGCAGGTGGAGGTTCTGCTGTTTGTACTTCCATCTATATCGTTAAATTCGGTTTAGGAACCCACTGTTGCGGTTTAGAATGTGGACCTGTTGCAGTAGAGGATTTGGGCATTAGTAACAATGTTTGCTACCGCACATTGATTGAGTGGATTTGTGGAATGGCTTGTTTTCATCC